ACGAGATGCGCGAGAGTGACTGGAGTTCAGACGTGTGCTCTTCCGATCTTACTATAAAGTATCTTCTATATTATATACTAATAAATTACATATATAAATACACAATATTACTATTATATACTACTATTATGTATATATAATATAATATATACAATACTAATTCATAAATTGCATTTTTTCAAGAAATTTTATTTATGAGTTACAGAATAGTTTTGTCGTCTTAAAAGTACATAAATAATTTTTTACATATTAATTGTTGTATCCTATATTAATAAGAAACTTAGATATTAAAAATATTTATAATTAGTATTTTACATAAAAACAAGTTTATACTTTTGTACACAATTAGAATATTATAGATGTTAAAAATTAAGTTAAATAATTTGTTAACTTAATTTAATACTATTTAAGATATATTATAATCAATTTAAAATATGAATTTATGGAAGATGTTAATAAGAGAATTGACAACTTAGAATCAGTAGTTAGAAATATATCTAACAAACTAGAATTGTTTTTAAAAAGTTACAGTGAAAAACTTGAAGCTGAAATACTAGAAGAAAAAGAAAAGGAAGAAATAAGTCCACCCACAGAGGATATATGGAACTCTGCTTTGTATTCTGAGGGAGTTCTTGACCTAAGTAAATTTGGTAATATGAATTCAACAGCCGAATACAATGGTACAAGTATAAAAGTTCCTGAAGTAAGGATCAATAAGTTACTTTTACTAGATACATATATGAAGACTGTAGAAAAACTATTAGAATAATGGATGAATTGCAATCTGTAACTAAGTACATAACTGAATTAATGGAAGCAGGATTTAAACATTCTAAGATTAATTCAGAAGATAGAGTAGAGTACTCTATATTTGATGAAGAAAATAAATTAATATTAACAATAACAATGTATAAACAATGAAATTAAAGAATTTTTTAGACGTACTGAATTTAATATTTGATAGTCAGTATAAATTAGAAAGAGTGTATGAAAGAATAGATAATATTATATACATAGAATACAAAGTAAAAAAGAATGTAGAAACTATTGTAGATGTAGAACTAATGGCTTCTTATGGATTCCTTGATAAAGCAATAGACGAAATAGAAAGAATAGTTTTAGATCAAATGATAAAGGAGACTAAAAATGAACTTGGTATCAACTAGAAAAATATATATATATCATCCTGTATCTTTAGGAGTGCCCCCAAAAATAGAAGGTAAAAGGTGCTTAACTGTTGAAACTAGAGATGGAATCGATATATTTGAATACTGTGATGACTCTGAACCTGAAGAATTGGTTATGATTAATAAAGTATTTTTTAAGTAGTCAAATAATGGTATAGTTAATTAATTATTTTATTAAAAATATTATTTTAATAAATTAATAAAAATAAATTTCATAACTTTGTAATATGGTAATTAGAGATATATTAAATGAGTTCAATTTCAAAGAAATATCTGAAAATGAGTTTCAAAATGGTAACTGGTTTGTGAGGATTGATGGATCTAATTTTGAGATATTTTCTGATCCTGAAGTAGACTGTAGGTATTACTATGGATCTGTTAATAGATTAGAAGACTATTTATTAGATATAAAAGTGTTATAAACTTTTTAATTTAGAAGTGGCCAGAAATAATAAGTTACTTAAGAAGTTTGGTCACTTCTTTAATACCCACTTATCTCAATGGTAGAGAAATAGGCTTATATCCTATAGGTTATAGGTTCAATTCCTTTAGTGGGTACTATTAATAGAAATATGCTCTCTTGGTGTAATTGGTAGCACAACTGTCTTCAAAACAGTTAGTAAGGGATCGTGCCCTTTAGAGAGTGCCATAGGAGGTTATTTTAAGATTAAAAGAAAAGATATGACAGAATTAGGAGAGCAGATACTTCAATTAAGAAGTGATGGATTAACTTATAATTAAATTAGAAATAAATTAAATTGTTCTAAATCTACAATAGGTTATTATTGTTCCCCACAAGGTAAAGAAAAAGATAAAGAAAGAAGAGACTATTATAGAAAATTTAATGAATATTGGAGATTTATAAGAGCAGTAGGACGGTTTAAAACAGATAGGTATAAATACAAAAAAAGGAGGAAAATTAAAAAAGCTGTAGATTGAAATTATAAATTTAGATCAGCTTGCTATAGGTATAGATTAAAAAATAAAATAAAGAGAATAATATAGAAAATACAGATTATACATATAAAGATGCAATTAACTATCTGGAAGGAACAGTAACAAAATGTTATCTTATAGGTAGAGAAATTGATATAACTAAAGACGACTTTAATTTAGACCATATTATACCAGTTTCAAAAGGAGGCTCATGTGAATTGAGTAATATGGGACTTACAATTCCAGAAGCGAACGCTATGAAATCTGATTTATTAAAAGAGGATCTATTTGATTTATGCAAAGAGATTTTAGAACATAATGGATATGAAGTTAGAAAATTGGTATAATATGACAAATTAATAACATTATGATAGAAGTAGAACTAGATCTTAAAATAGTAGCATTAAGAAAAGCAGGATTTTCTTATGGAGATATTAAATTACGATTGGGAAATCCATCAAGTAAGAAAATCAGAGAAGTACTTTTAAGGGATTGTCCAGAATTAGCTGGAGATTCGAAAGAATGGAGAGAATTACAAAAACATATAAATGATATAGATAGTGATACAAAATTTTTATGGTAATTATAAAGTACTTTAGATATACAGAAGTATTTTACTTCTGAGGAGACAATGCGATATACGACAAAATGGAAATCAATATATATTTTCAGGTAATAATAGAACTCGTATTAATCAATTTGCTCAAAGAGCTCACTATGTATAGTGAGCTTTTATTATAAATAAAAAAGCCGAACATTTAATTATGCTCGGCTTTTTGTTTAGTAGTTATATGTTTCAAGTATTTGACGTATACTATCTATAGCAGGTTTATTATTTATTTTACGTCTTTTCCAAATTTCTTTTTTTAAATTTTCTTCTATTTTAGTTTTATTTCTATATCAGTCTTCATATGAAATAGATTTATCTGGATTGGCTTTTAAATAGTTATTATACGCATCGTGATTGTATTCATCTAAAAGTTTCCTATTTTCTTCTGTATGCTTATCTAAATTTTGTTTAAGTTTGGAAGCTCCATATATTGTAGGCCCAATAATAGAAGTAGCAACCCCAGCTTTTTTTGCTTTTTTGATTACATCATCAACAAAATGTTTATAACCCTCAGCACTATTTACAAAACCAGTATACCATTCATTTGGATAAACATTTCTAGTATATTTACTAGTTTTCTCAAGAGAAAGTGGTCTAAAGATAGGAAAATTATAAATATTGTCATCTGTTTCAAAAGAATCCATTCATCCATTAGAATTAGATCTTTTTTTAGCAACTTTAACTTTTCGGACTCTACGTCTAGGATACTCTTCATTAACATACACACTATTTTCATTTCCTTTAACAGCTTCACTAAAACCCTTATTTGATATATATTTTAATTTTGAAATTTTACCATTAAATATTTCAGTTGCTTTATCTCCTTTAAAAACTGTAGGTAAATCAATTTTTTTATAGGGGTTTTCATAATAGTCTTCATAATAGTCTTCATATCCTAGTATATTTCTTACTCTAGGAACAAATGAACTTAGGCCTCCTTGATTTACATTTAAAACATTTCCAACACCCCTTCCTATTTCTTCATTGTATGGAAATGTCATAACATCATCTGCAACATTTCTAACTCCAGACTGTAAATTATTTACATTATTATAAAAATCCATTGCTGTAGGATTCTTTATATTCTCTGGCCAGTTTATATGAGATTGAGCTGTAACTCCAAAACTTTTTCTTTGGTTATTACCTATATAATAAGTATTTGTATTACCTTTACCAAAATAAACATCAAGAATACCTGACCCTTCACTATAAGCTTGCCCTCCAGTACCTTTTGTACTGTGTAAATATTTTATTATATCTTTAATAGACTTTGAAGATTTTGAAGGCTCACCATATGCTGATAAGTATCTAGTTCCTACAGTAGAATCTATGTAATCATTTTTAAGTAAATCTAGCATTCTTTCTGGACTACCTGCTAAAGTTCTTCGTTCTTGGTTACTTAACTCTGGAGCTACAGTACTAAGATATTTCATATTAGCCCCAAAATCATTAACATTAAAATTAGGAAATACTAATGGTCTACTAGATAAGCCTTGAAGCCTAACATTAGTTGCCCTTTGTAAATCTTCTAATTTAGTATTAGGGTTAGCATATATTTTATAGGATCTAGCTATATGTTTACCTTTATTACTTAAGATAGCATCAGTCATTGTAGCTACATCCATATCTATTTTATTAGGATCTATCTTATATAAATTATTATCGTTATAGTTTATATGCTCATGATTCATAGCTTTTTTTACAAGAGATCAATTGTCATTTCTTAGGCCAATAGGATCTTGTATTGCTTTATGAACTTGTTTAATTCCTGGTTGGTTCCCGTTGCCTATAAACCCAATATTGCCAAACTTATAATCTCCTCAATGCACAAACTTTTCTAAAGGATTATCACCCATTACATATCTATCAATATCTCCAGGAATTATGTTAGTTCTTCCTTTTATAAAGTGTAAAGCGGATCCCCCTACCTTAAAATCATAACCAGATTTCTGTCTTAATTCATTATTAATATTATCCATTCATACTTTATAGTTATCCCTCATAGATTGAGGAGCAACTAAAGTTCTTTTATTGTACTGATTTATTAAATCTCTAAATGATTTAACTCCTCATTGATCTCCAGCAAATACATTATTAGGAGAACCATCAAACTCAGAAAACTCCATAAAAGGTTTTAATTCAGTAAATACACTCTGATTATTCTTTCAATTCTCTAGTGTAATAGGAAGATCTAAAGCTGGGTGGTCTTTTCAATTTAAAGGATTACGTTTTAAAAAACTATTTACACGTTCTCTTTTATCTGCAAGTCGTTGTATTTTATTGTAAGCAGCTGAAGTAAATTTGTCATGTCATTTCTTACTTTCTTCAGTAAATGCTTTCTTTTGTGGAGACATTCTTATTAATGGAATATCATTTACTTTTTCAGTATTTCCATATGGGTATTCAAGCTTAGAGACTCAATACCTATCACTACTATTAAGCATATTTAAATTATGTCTTCCTTCTTGTAAATCTTGAACTTTTTCACCTATCTTAGAATTTCTTCATGTATCAGATGCTGACTGGTTAAGTTTATTTTTAAGATCTGCAATTCCTTTCTTTACATCATACTCAAATTGATTGATACCATTCCAGTTTGTATTTTTAGCAACTTGGGGTGAAGATACTTTAGTGGGGGCAGTAGAAAGCATACCTTGTGCTAATTTTGGTGCACCTCTATTAGCTAAGACAGATGCCCCAGCATTCATAATTCCATCAGTAGCAAGAGCAGTAGCTCCCATTACAGAATTATTAAAAAGTTCTGAAATATTTTGTTTTAGATTTTTACTTGTATCTACATTACTAAAAGCAGAGGGCATTCATGCATTTACTGGAATTTTTACTCCAGCAGCTCTTAACATATCAAAAGGAAGATTCATACCTACATTTCCTAGAGTGCCACTTATAAATTGAGCTCCAGATTCTAATTCATTCCCTATTTTTGTAAGAGGAGAATTTTGTCTATCTATTTCCTTTTGAGCTATCCTTTCTTTATATTGTTTATAAGTATCAACAGGTTCTTTAGGAATAGGCATATTATTCTTGATATAATATTTATTCCTTTGATCAATATCTTGTTCTTCTGCTGCCTGTTTAGCATTTAACAGTACTTGCTGAGGTGTAAGTACTTTGGGACTACTTGTTGGAATAGTAGAGTTAAATAGTTTTTTTCTTTTATTATTTTGAATGTAATTTGGCATAGTTTTATATTAATGTTAGTTTACAAAGTTATAAAAAAATTTATATATAAATAATCATAAAATTTAAAAATTTAATATACAGAGTGTATATACTTCTATAATAATAAAAAAGGGTTTAAGAAAATTATTATATATAAAATAAATAATGAGAATATTAATAGAATTATTATAATTAATTTTATAAGAATAAGATAATTTTGTTTAAATATTATTATTATATTTGTTTTTTATTACTTAATTATTAATAAATATGGGTAAACAGAAAAACAGACTTCCAAGTTATTATCAGGAATCATTAGTTAAAGATTTTCAACCAAAAAATAAGAAACAAGAAGATTTTATAGACCTTATAGATAAGAAAGAAATAGTAATTTGTAAAGGCCCTTCTGGGAGTGGTAAAACTTATGTAGCTTTAGCAAAAGCACTTGATCTGCTTGGTGGGTATTATAAACAAATTATAGTTATTAAAAGTTTAACAGTTGTACCAGAAGAAGATTTGGGAGCATTACCTGGAGATGTATCTAAAAAATTAGATCCATATATTATGAGTTTTACTTGGAATATAGATAAACTATGTGGAGAAGGTGCAGCTAAATCTTTAATGGATAAAAAGTTGATTAGTGTCCTTCCTATAGCTTTTGCTAGAGGTATAAGTATAGACAATAGTATTGTTATTATTGATGAGGTACAGAATTTATCTTTTCACACTTTTAAAACACTGATTACTAGAATAGGAAATAAAAGTAAGTATATATTAATGGGAGATACTGAACAAATAGATAGAAAGAAAATGGAAGACTCTCCATTAGAAAAGATATTCGATATATTTAAGGATGATCCATTAGTAGGAACTATAGAATTTACAGATGAAGATTGCGTTAGAAATCCTATAATCCCAAAGATACTTATAAAGTTACGAGAGAATGGGATATAGTACATACTAATAATTAAATATAAATTTTTTGTATAAGCATATTACTTTTAATAGAGATTATTAGTAGTATGCTTATTTTTATTTTAACACTATTTTATAATTTATTCTATAAATTAGTTGTAATTTTGCATGTACTACATGTAGTAGAAATAAATAAGTGTAATTATGTTAGAATTTGAAAAACTTCAAGTAGATAAAGAGAATGATGAAGTAAGTTATAATGATGAAAATCATACATATTGGACTAAAGGAGATCTTCAAAAGTGTATATCGGTAACAACTTTGATTCATAAATTTTCTGTTTTTGATGAATATTTTTGGAGTAGATACAAAGCTTTAGAAAATATACTTGATGGTGATACTTTTAAACAAATTAAACCTAAACTATTAGAGGATAAAATATTTGATGAGAATATAATTGATGAATTAAATATTGATAGAAATATATTTGATAGTGAGGTTAATAGAATACTATTAGAGTGGGAAGATAACAGGGAAAAAGCTTGTGACAGAGGAACAAAAATTCATAAAGACTACGAATTAAAAACTTTAGCATATGACTACTCTGCATTAAAAGAGTATGATATTCCAGAGCTTTCAGACAAGTTTACAGTAGATACCTCTAATAAAATTAAAGAAGGTTATTATGTATTACCAGAATTATTACTTAGTAGGATATCAGATGACGGACTACTTAGAATAGCAGGACAAGCTGATCTTGTTATAGTGCATGGCAATGAAGTGTCAATAGTAGATTACAAAACTAATAAAGAGATAAAGACTAAATCTTATTTTGATAGAAAAAAGAAGAAAAGTGAAAAGATGCTTTATCCTTTAAATCATTTAGATGATGTAAACTATTTTCACTATGAACTGCAGTTATCTACTTATGCTTGGATGATAGAAAAAAATAACCCTAATCTAAAAGTTATAGGACTTTATTTACTACATCATGATCATAATGATAAAAAGACAGTATATAAATGTGAATATAGAAAAGATGATGTAGAAAGAATGCTTTCTTTTTACAAAAAAGAGATAGCATATGAAGATTATAAAAGGAGGAATAAACAATGGAGCTGGATCAAATAATATCTGGGCATGTTAAAGAGTTACTAAGTCAAGAACAAGAACTCTTTAATGAAAGAATAAAGATTTGTAGAGAGTGCAAATTATTAACTAAAGACAGAATACTAGGAGAGATATGTGATAAGCATAAATGGGTAAATCCAAAAACAGGAGAATTATCTCTTATACAGATAGATGGTTATATAAATGGTTGTGGTTGTAGAATGAGTGCAAAAGCAAGATTACCAGAAGCTAAGTGCCCATTAAGAAAGTGGTAGTATGGAAAATGAAATAAATAATAAAAAAGATTCTACTAATATTATTCTTACCAAGAGAACAGAAAAGAGAGATGTTTACTGGTCTGAGGAAATACAAAAATGATGTGCAGAAATGACATTAGATGGTAAGGTAATACCTTTAGGAAATTTTGATAATTTAGATGATGCAATAAAGGCTAGAAGAGATGGCCCTAAATACTATAAAGATTTTAATAAGAATGTATAAATAATGAAATTATGGGAAATGAATTAGACCAAATGAGAGGAAAATGGAACATGTCAAAGAATATAGTAGTTCCAAGTAATCCAATAGCTGCAGAAGCTAGAAAATTAGAAGAAGAAAAGAAAGCTGAAGAATTAGCTCAAAAACTTAAAGAAGCACACTTAGCAAAGCAAAAAGAAATTGAAGCAAGATTAGAAGGATTAGAACTAATTCCTAATGGAAATAGGTTAATTTTGATGCCTTATCCATCTAATCCTTATGTAAAAGTGGTGACTGAGTCTGGTATATTTATAGAGCCTAATGGCAAATATTTTAATACTGATACAGGAGAAATAGATCAAGCTAAAGAACTTGTAGGGTGTGCAAAAATTATAGAAATTGGGCCTGATGTTAAACATTTAAAAATAGGAGATGATGTTTACTATGATACTAGAACAGTGTATCCATTACCTTTTATGAATCTAGGTTATCTAGTAACTTCTGAGCCACAGATCATAGCTATTATAAATAATGACTTAAAGATAAGGATGGGGATAAAGTAATGGAAGACAAAGTTTATTTTTTGCCAGGAGATCTGGTTACATTAAAAAAGGATATGCCAAATAAACCAACTATGTTGGTAGTTAAGAAAGTAACTAGATATTTTAAAGAAAACCCCTATTTTCAGGGTATATTATGTAGATGATTTACAAAAGATGGAGAATTGCAAGAGGCAATATGAAATACAAAGGATCTTCAGAAGTTATAATATGAAAGGAATTTATTGTATTAGAAATAATATAAATAACAAATGTTATATAGGTAGTTCTAAAAATATAAAATTAAGAAAAGGTGGTCATATTTCTCGATTAAGAAATAATAGACATCCTAATCAACATTTACAAAATTCTTGAAATAAATATGGACAAGATAATTTTATATTTGAGATTTTAGAGCAGTTACCTAAAGAATGTACAACTGAAGAATTACTTGCAAGAGAACAATATTACTTAGACACCTTGAAACCTGAATATAATATTTTAAAAATTGCAGGCAGTATAGAAGGCTATAAACATTTAGAAGAAAATAAATTAAAGATTAGTAAATCTATGAAAGGTGTAAGAAAAAGTAGTGAACATGCTAAACATATTAGAGAAAGTCAACAAGGAAAAATATTTACAGAAGATCATAAAAACAAATTATCTAAAGCTGCCAAAAATAGAGATAAATCTACTTTAGAATATAAAAATACTAAAATAATTATAGATAATATAGTTTATAATTCTATAAAAGAAGCTTCTGAAATTACTAATATTAAATATAATACAATTCAAAAAAGATTAGCAAATGATAATTTTAAGAATTATCAATATGTTATACCTAAAGAAGTTAAAAAATGTAAAAATATAACTAAAGGTACAAGTTTTAGAAATAGATCCGTAATAATTGATGGAATTGAATATGAATCTGCTTTAAAAGCTTCTAGAATTTTAGGAATGTGTATAGATACTATTAAATATAGAATTGTTAGTGAGACTTTTACTAACTATAATTTTAAATAAATTAAACTTTAACTATGAAGTATAAAAAATTACAACAGGGAGGTAATATTCCAAGATTGAATATCATTCAAGCCATACTAGGTATGAGGCCTGATAATAAAACACAATTAAATTCAGAAGAGTATGGTTATTCTTATAGAAGGCCGTGAGGAGATGCAATCTATTCAGAGATTGTTAAAAAAATCCCATATGGTAATGGAACTTTAACTTCCCAAAGAAAGATTGTTAATCCATTAACACCTAAAGCTGATACTATATATACTATGCCATCTGGAGATAGAGTTACTAGTCCAGAAGATTTAGCTAGGTATAAATATAAATTTAAATTGCTAGATTCACTAGCTAGTAAAAAACAAGAAGGTGGAACTATAGATATGAATAATGAATCAGAAGATAGAGAACAGTTAATAGTAAACTTTGCAGCAGAGCTCTTAAAAGCAAGTGGATTAAATGAAGAAGATATAGTAGATGATGAAGGTAATATAAAGGAAGAGTATGCTGGATTTTTAGTTGATGCTATAAGTGAAGTTGATTCTCCAGAATTCTGGGAAGAGTTTAAAAAGTCACCTACTACTGTTGTAGAAGAATATATAAAGTCTAAGACTCCTGAGAAAGTAGAATATGCTAAGAAGGGAATGAAGCTTAAACAGTTAAAAAGTAAAAAGAACAGAAAATGCAAATGTGGTTGTGATCTTGTTCTTAAGAAAGAAGCTGGAGGAACAATAGTTGAAGTTTGTTCTTGTGGATGTAAAAATAAATAAATATGCAATATTTTAAATTTAATAGGGAAACTAATAATGTGGAAATCCTAGATGATCGAGTATTAGTAATAAAAGAATTCAGAGCTTTATTAAATCCTAAAAGGAATAAGACAAAATCCGATCCTTCAGGAGAAAATCAAGAATTAGCACAAAAAGAATTCATATTTATGTTTTTATACTTTGATTGGGAAAGTCCATACTTCAAGTTTTCTGAAGAAGATAGAAGATTAGCAGCCATTGAAGATTCAGGACTAACAGATAAAGAATTAGAAGATCCTTTATTTATAGAAGCATGTAATAAATACAATGACTTACAAGAAAAAAATCAATCTATAAGACTGTTAAAAGCTTGTATGACTACAATTGATAATGTTATTTATTATCTAAAAAATGTAGATGTAAATGAAAGGAATAAATTAGATGGTAAACCTATATTTAAAACTAAAGATATTATCGCTGAAATCAAGGGTGCTAAAGATCTTATAACTTCTATTAATGAGTTAGAGAAGGAAGTTAAAGAGGGGTTGTCTAATGAAACTACTTTACGAGGTGACGTAGAGCCAGGATTTTATGATTAGTTATGGGAGCAATAATAGAAGGACAGTATTGAGACTATGGGCCTAACGATACTATAGATTGTTTTGATATAGAGCGTTCATATTTCTTGACAAAGTATAGACCTATAAATGACAAGGAAGGTTTAGATTTTAATCCTGATTGATTTAGGGAAGATGCCATTAGAAAACAATCTACTGGAAAATATTCTAATACAATATATGGAACCAGAAAATATAAAGAATTCTGGGATGAAAGAATGAGGAGGTGTATAGAAGGTTATGAAGTGAATGGTTATAGAATAACAGGAGATAATTACTTTTTTTTAAATTTCTATAATCTAAAAACTTCTGAGATAGACACTATTAACCAAACTTATGGTTTTCCATCTTTTCTAGTTTTTCAATATGAATATTTCCATTACATAGAAATGTGTCAGTTGTTAGGTAAAGATGTTGCAGTATTAAAGTCTAGGGGACTTGGATTTTCAGAAATGGCTTCAGCTATAGCAGTAAATCACTATACTATGATTCCTAACTATAGGATATTAGTTACTGCTTATTCTAAGAAACACTTAGATCCAACATTATTAAAACTGTGGTACCAATTAGACTGACTTAATGAAAATACTGAAGGAGCTTTAAAAAGGGTAAGAATGGTAATAAATACTAATACTCACAAAAGAGCTTCTAAGAAAACAAAAGATTCAGCTGAAATAGGACGAATGTCTGAAATACAAGGAATAATCGTAGATGAACCAGATAAGTTAAGAGGTGACCGTGTACAGATGTTAATATATGAGGAAGCCGGTGCAGATCCAGAACTTTCTAGGAAATGAACGAAGGGAGAAGCTCTTATAACTGTGTTAGGTGGAAAAAGAGTTGGTATGCGAATAGCTTTTGGTACTGGTGGTTCATCTAAAGCTGGATCTATGGAGGGACTAAAAAATATGATTACCAGTCCAGAATCTTTTAATTTACTCCCAGTAAAACATAATTTTACTGTTGATGGTTCATATAAAACTACTGGAATGTTTATTCCAGCTTATAGAATTGTCTATTCTTTAATTGACAACAGAGGTTATTGTAATAGGGATAAAGCTATAGAATGGTACAATATAGAAAGAGAAAAGAAAGCTTTAGATCCCAAAGAATTCATGAACTATAAAACTGAATTCTGTTTTACCATAGAAGAAGCACTCCTTCAAAAGGAAGATAATATGTTTCCAAGAGAAGAGTTGACAGAACAGCTTACTGCTTTAGATATTTATAAAACAGTAGAACCTCCTAAGAGAGGTTATTTAATTTGGGAAACATATAAAGATGGAGAAAATAGAGGAGAGAGAACTGGAAAAGTACTATGAAGAGATGATCCACATGGTAATATTTATATAGCTGAGCATCCTTTACTAGGAGAGAGTGGTGCTGGATTTAAAAATTTATATGTAGGAGGAATAGACTCAATAGATATAGGATCTAAAGACTCAGCAACTTTAGATCAAGATAAGTTATCTGATTTTTGTATACTTATAAAGAAAAGAGTATTTGGTTTAAATCCTCCACAATATGTAGCTATGTATAAGGATAGGCCTAAAGATCCTAGAGAGGCTTATGAAAATGCAGCAAAGTTGCTAACATATTATAATGGTGCTCAAGCGGTGCTTGAATCTACTAGAACAGCTTTATTAACATATTTTAGAGATAAAAAATATATGAATTTACTTATGAAAAGACCTAGAGCTACACTATCTGATGTTTCTAAGTCTAATTCTAATATGTATGGAGCACCATCTAATGAAAAAACTATAAATCACGGTAGAGAACTTGTCTATGATTTTTGTTTAGACTATGCTAATACAATAACATTTAGAGAAATGTTAGAACAACTATTAGGATACTCTGATGAAAGAAAAAGAGAGTTTGACATTGTTGCTGCTATGATTATGGCTGAACTGGCAGATGAAGAGCTATCTACAAAAGTTCCAGTAGAAAGACAAGAAACATCTAAAAACTTTAGAGATTTTGGATGGTGAGTAGATAGTAATGGTTATAGACATTACGGGGTAATACCTAAAACAGAATTTGAAAAAGATGGAAATAGAAGAATTAGAGAATACGATTCGTGACTATATAAAGACTTTATATAAAGCAACTTATAATAAAAGATTAGAAGTAAAATATGAAAGTAATGTTTACTCTTTAATCTTGGGTATCCCAGATGATGTAATGCCAACAACTATAAGTTTGCAAACTGATGACCCTCAGGAATTTCTTAAATATATATATGAAGAGCTAAAAACCAGAAATTATATGAAGATATATTTTTATCAAGTGAGGAGAGCTGGAAATTTAAAAAAATATGAAATATAGCGAAAAAGAACAGGAATATATAGATAATATTGACCGAGCTATAACAGAATTAGTTTATGAAAAAATTAAATTAATAAAAGCTTATAACTATTATCATGGAAAAAGAGATCCTGAACAGTTTAGACACTTAGAAGAAAACTATGGTATTGGTACTCCAACATCTGTTGAATTTGTTCCTTTAGTTAGGAAACATATAGATGTGTTAGTTGGAGAATACCTAACTATACCTATATTACCAAAAGTATCTTGTAAGGACAAAGAGACTCTGTCTAAAATAAGTCAAGACAGATTGAAATATGTTAATCAAGCATTAGCTGATAGAATAAAAGAACACATAAGAAGCATAATTAATGGAGAATATAGTGATAATCCTAGATTATCTGCCGAACTTGATGAGTTGCAAAAATCTTTAGAAAGTAATTATATATCTGAATATGAAATAGCTGCTCAAAATATTATTGAATGAGCTATGCAATCTAGAGACGTAGACTTCCTAAATAATGAAAGGTTACTATTAACAGATCTTCTAGTTACTGGTACCTGTTATTATAGAATTCTAGAAAATGCAGAAGGAACTAATGTAGATTTAAAAGCTTTAAATCCATTACATACTTTCTTAGATAGAAATTTCTCTTCTAAGTTTCATAAAGATTCTCAAAGGGTAGTCATTAGGGATTATATGACTAAGAATGAAATACTTCAAAATTATGGTGATCTTCTAAATCAGGAAGATATAGATTCTTTAGATACTAGTTTATATGTTGATAATGATTCTACATATGTTAGAAGTTTTGGTGATTCTATAGTTGGAGTAGCTGACCCATCATCTGAAGGTATATTAGGTGGATTTGAAGTAACTCCTTTATATAATCTTAATTCTAATTTCAAACTTAGGAGATTTCCAGTTTATGATGTTGAATGATTACAAGTAGATAAAGAAGACGGTAAATTTATCACAAATAGGTATAGAGGTATAAGAATAGGATATAGTATATATATTTTAATGGGTAAAGTTAATAATGTTACTAGAAGTGTTTCTAATCCTACTAAATGTGGTTTGTCAGTAAATGGTGTATTTTACTCTGATAGAAATGGTAATCCATTCTCTTTAATATTAGCAACAGCAAATCTTCAGGATAAATGAGATGTTATTAACTTTTATAAAGACAATTTAATAGCTGAATCTGGCACTAAAGGAGACTGGATTGATTTAGCATATCTTCCTAATGTATTAGGAACTGACCTTGCAGAAAAAGTTATGAAATGAAAAGCTTATAAAAAGCAAGGTACTGCATTAATAGATTCTTCACAAGAAGGTACTCAACCTATGAATACAACCTTTGCAGGATATGATGATACTATATCTTATCAAGCTATGCAAGCATTAGATCTAGCTCTTGAAAGAATAGAAAATACCTGTAGTGCAATTACTGGAGTATTTAGGGAAAAATTAGGAGGTATAGAACAAAGGGATGCTGTAACTAATGTACAAGTTGGTATAAGGTATTCTAGTTATACAACTAAGCAATTCTTTTATATGATGGATTTAGTGACCAGAGAAATATTACTAGATCTATTAGATATGTGTAAAATCGTGTTTAAGGATGGAATTATAGGAACTATTATACTTGGTGACAGACTTAACAAAGTATTTACAGCTTTACCAGAATATTATACAATGACTGATTTTGATATACATATTACAGATACTTCTGAAATGATAAAAGATTCTGAATTGTTGAAACAACTGAGCTTTGAGTTCTCTAAGAACAATAATATTGATCCTGAAATTGTTATAGATATTATAACTTCTAAGAGTCTTACTAAAATGAAATCTGATGTAACTAATGCTATCAGAAAGAAAAGAGAAGAATCAATTGAAGCTATGCAAATGCAACAACAATTAGAGGCAGCTTCAAAAGAAGTTCAGAGGGCTCAAGAAGAAATTAGAAAGTTACAATCTCAAGTACAACAGCTTAACCAAGAGAAGTTAAATATTGAAAAAGAAAGATTAAATAAAGAAACTGAGGTTGCTTGGTACAAAGCTAGAACAGACAGAGATCTTAAAGAAAGAGAATTGAAGGTGAAAGAAAATCAAGTTAAAGCTGAAGTTCTTCAACTTTATGATAGTAACCGTAATAACAATGAAATAAAAAATATATAATGGAAGCAACATTTAAAATATCAAAATTAGGAGAATTTGGTTTATTAGTAGAGGGATTAGAATCTGATGCTGGACAGTACTTAGCAGAGGACAATGTGACTATAAGTCATAGAGCATATAGATGAGACCATTCTATTACTATTAATACAATATCTTATCTGAATTCTGAAGGTTTAGAAACTTTTAAAGAATATAAATTTGTAAATCATGAAGTATGTTGTGCAGATAGATCAGAGCTTCAACTTGATAAAGATGGTTTGTATAGAATTGCACACATAATAATACCTACAAAAACATGAATAGATTTTGCAGTAGGATTAGGAGAAAATTTTAATTTGTATAACAAAGTATATTTTTATGACAATGGTAAAATATACTTATGAAATGGGAATAGTTCAACAGAAGTACCATTTTCTGAATTTTATAATGAAGCTCCATCTGAATTAAATACTATAATTAGGTCAGATAAAAATACATTTGCAATGTATTATTTAAATAAATGTTTTAGTACTTTAGTAAAAGACATATTAAAAGATCTACCTACTTGTAATAGTACAACTTTAGACAAAAAAGTTAATGATAGAGATTTAATATGGATGTTTATAAATGTTATTAAGTATTGTTTGGATACAGCACAATTATATGAAGCACAGAGATTTTTAGAAAAGTTAAACAAGTGTAATACTATTTGCACTGATATAAAACCTTCAAGTAATGGCTGCGGATGTAACTAATTTAAAGGTACAAACCATACATAGATTTGATGAATGGTTATATGAAGCATCTTATGGTCATTATAGAGATTATAGTATGATACTTCATATGATATCATTAGTACAAGTATGAAATGATATAGATAATATAGAACCTATTTATGAATTTTTAGTAAATAATTAATATGTTGCCAAAAAATAGATATGCTTGTATTTCTGATTTAAAAGAATACTTTAAAAAGTCAGATCTTTTAAGTGGACTTACAGAATTTGAGAAGAAAGAATTAAGAAGAAATATTGGAGTTGTAGATTATATAGGAGAAGATGGGCAACCTGCTCCAATTGAATTAACATATTTAGCACTATTAGAAACTATAAATAGAAATTCTTTAATAGTAGGAGCAAAATATATAATTACTGACTTTCAAACAATATATTCTTCAAATGTAGGTACAATAAGAGAAACTTGAGGTTCTACTATAAACCCGTCTCCAGTATATAGATTGCTTGTGTCTGCTTTAGATATAAATAAGTTAGATTCTAGAGCTTATATTGTAGGTAAAGATTGACAAGTAGAATATGATGTTACACAAGAAACGCTTGAGGACGGTGTTAAAACTAAAGGTAAAATTACTTGACTAAAAGACAACAATGGTAATTCTGCATACTATGATTTTAAGAATGTAAAATTTAGAAGAACTAGAGAAGAATTAAGAAATACTACTATAGAGATAGCTAGTCCTTATTTAGATCTTTTTACATTCTCAACAATAAGAGAAAATAATGTAGTAGAGGATGCTTCAGAAACAGTTTTATGTGAATACAATGTTTTAAAAGAAAATTGTTGAAATAATGTGTTTATAGGTGATACTTATAATAATATATTTGAAGCAGAATTTAAGCATAATACTTTTATAAGAGGATGTTATAACTCTCATTTTCTATGGAATACATATAATAATCTATTCCATGAACCTGTTGCTTATACAGAAGGAAGTATATCTAATAAAGTATCTCCAATAGGAAATACTGATTTCTCAACTTCTATATCAAAGACAATTCATAAGGTGAATGATGCTACAATTTTATCATTTTTAGATCCAATTACCTATTCTTATCAAGTAATAATATTATAGAATGGAATTTGTAAACTTAAATCAAGAGGATTCTCTTATAAATGTAGATAGTGATTCTTATGTATTAAATCCTAGAGAACCTATACCTGGAAATTCAGATACTCCACAGTTAAATTATGAACCTATAATTTCAACAAATAGCGAAGAGTTTAATTTATTAGAATCTTGTGGTATAGAAAAGTTTTATGGAGATCCATCAAAAGAAGGATATTTTAAATTAGAAAACCTATTTTCTGAATTAGTAAGTGACTATCAAAGAGCCAAAGCTAGATATAATTTAGGAATAGCAGAAGAAGGTGCTTTAGTATGAGGAAATATAACTGGTTCCATAGAAAACCAACAAGATTTATATGCTTATATTACTAATAAATTTACTGAGTATGTAAATATATATTCTGAAACTGTTAATAATTTATTAGCACAGTGAGGTATAGAAATCAATTATAGACTAAATCAAAAAGCTGATATATATTCTCCACACTTAGAAGGCGAACCAACAACTACATTACCTAGTATAGAAGATAATTCAGATAGAATTGCTTCTACAAAATGAGTTAATGCTAAATTAGCCATAAATGAAGATAATACTTTAAAATGGCTTAAATTAAATAAAGATTACATGTTTGTAGATGATCCTCCTCAAACAATAACTTTATCTTGAGACTTCTATAATAATCCACAAGAAATTTATGTTAATGGATCTTTACTAAGTCCACTTGTTAGAGAATATAATTTTTATAATGTAACTAATAGCTTTTCAATACACTTTTCTTATAAAGTAAATGACAAGTGATATAATAAGTATCTTACTTTTCAAAAAGTAAATGCTTATTACTATGGTACTAGTGATGTGGTAGCATCTATGACGAAAACTAAAGATTCTTTAATAATAGTAAATTCAAATGCTAATAATTTTGTATATTTGTACATCCCTAATGATATGAATGCAAGGCTTTTTGTAGATAATATATTAGGTGGATTTAGAAATATCGGAGGGACTGTTATTAATGGAATTAATTACTACCTATACAGAACAGTGAATTCTGGATTAGGACAATTACATATTACCTATGATAAACAATAGACAAGTTAACATATGGAGAGGAAATGAAGAACCTCCTACAATTTATCATGTATGAATTTATAATGATTTATCTATAAAACTCTATAATGGTACTGAGTGAGTTACTTTTACAGACAATGCATTTGTTATAGATACACTTAATCAGTTATTAGGTAGAATAGATGAGTTAGAAGATTTCATGAATAATAGTACCATAAATGGACACAAAATAAAGGATAACCCAGTATTAACTGCAATTGATTTAAAAGCAGCTAATTCTGGAATATTTATAAATACAAATGATGATGTTTCAAGTGCTTTAATGAAATTAGATAAATTACTTGATATAGAAATTATTGAATAAAAAAATGGAAAGCAAAATAATTTATGCTAAAACAAAAGCTGCTTTTCAGAGAGAGTTGCCTAATATTCCAGATAACTTAAATCCTTTAGTATTTATTGAGGATACAAGAGAGGTTTGGATACTAGGTCATTATTTTAGTATAGGTTCTCCAGGAGTATTTGTTACAGAAGAAAATAATATTATTAATGTAGAAATAGGGCAAAGTAATTTTACAATGTCTGCTTCTGGAGATAATATAGTAATAAGAAAAGGACTTGGAAATGATATTATATTCTCTAGTCCAGCATTAACTTCTATAACTACAGAGTATCCTTTAAGATGGGACTCAGTAGCCAAAAAATTAATACACGAAAATACAAATATTACTCCTGGATCTTATGGTGAAACATCTTCTCATGACAATGCTAGCTTAATTACTATACCATGATTCATAGTTAATAGCTGGGGACACATATCTGATGTTACAAACAGAAATATAAAGATTAGAGACTATGTAGAACAGATTAGTAATGCAGCTCTAACTGGGAATTATAATTTACTAGTTGGATACTCTGATAATGAGTTAACAGAAACTAATACTACTAGAAAAGCTATTGGAGTAACCTACAATGCTGATACTCATGGATTAGAGGTAGATGGTGGTATAAATGCTGGTGGAGATTCTTCTATATCTGGTAATCTAGTTGTAACTAACGGTAACATTATTGGCACAATAGAAGGAGATATTACTGGTACTGCTACCCCAAAAATACACTTATCTGAAGAACCAGAATATGGTGGTGCTTCACTAAATCTATATGGACATGTTAAACTTCAAGATGAACTAAACGGAGTTCCAGCACCATCAAGCAATAATGCAGATATAAACTCTGCAAGTGTTGTTAATGGTGTTGCAGCATCTCCTTATATGGTTTATGCTGTTAAAAATGAACTAACTGAAATAATAGATAACAAAACAGTAAATGGTATTAAAGTAAATAATGATATTATAGGAATACCTGCTATACCAGATAACTTACAAATAAGAACAGAAAATGGATTACGTGGTGGAATAGATGCAACAACTGGAGAGTTAGTTTTCAGTTCTGTTTCTATGAAAGGATATAATCAGGATAACCAACTTACTAATATAACAGATAACTTGAGATTTACAGATGACTTCTTAGTGGATAATAATGATTTATCTATTAGATGGGAGTATATTGATTAACAATTTCTAATAAATGAGTAAACTAATTTATTCAAAAACTAAAGCAGGGTTTGAAACTGCTTTCCCAGACAAGACAGCCATTCAGAAGTCTATAGTATTCATGGAAGATGGTTATCTTTGAACACATGGGCAGTACTTTAAATTATTTAATGATAGTGCAAATCCATTATTTACTTCAGTACTTACTGACAATACAGTAACTATAACTGATGCTACTAGCAAACTTATAACATCTTTTAATGTAGGTGTTGTATCAGTAACTGGAGATAGTATTATAAGTGCTACAACTACAGATGGTGAAACTACATTATCACACAGTAAACCTTTTGCTGCAAACCAAACAATTGGGCCAACTGATAATAGTAATACTACAATAATAGTTCCACAAATAACTTTCAGTGCATACGGACACTACTCTTCTGTAACTAACAGAACTGCTACACTAAATAATGTACTTGCAAGTAATGCTGATGCTACAAACTCTACACACTACTTAGTTGGTTCAGCATCTTCTACTACTGCTACGGAAGCTTTATATAAAACTTCAAAAATTACTTTTAATCCTTCAAATGGATTATTTAGTGCTATTACTATACAAGAAAATGGTACTAACTTAGCTAGTAAATATGCTCCTTTATCACACACTAGTGTAGTAGGTAGTGATTCTGTACTTGGACACTTAAAATTATCAGACTCTACTACTTCTACTTCTGGGGTAGCAGGAGGTATTGCAGCTACTCCACTTGCTGTTAAAACAGTAATGGATGCAGTAAATGGTTTAATATCTGCAAATGATGCAATGGTATTTAAAGGTACTATAGGTACTGGAGGTACTATTACAACATTACCTACTAATAACTATCAAGCTGGTTGAACTTATAAAGTAATTACTGCTGGAACTTATGCAGGACAAGCTTGTGAAATAGGGGATTTAATTATAGCAATAAATTATGGGCCTGCATCTGGTAGTACAGTAATTAATGCAGACTGGACAGTAGCACAGACTAATGTTGATGGGTCTGTTACAACTTCTGGTACTTTAACTGCAAATCAACTAGTAGTTGGAGATGGTACTAAGACAGTTAAAACACTTAATGCAGGTTCTGAAGGTCAGTATTTAAAAATAGTTAGTGGAGTTCCTGCTTGAGCTAATCCAGTTTATAGAGCAATAAACATTGATGGTACAGAAAGATATTCTGCCTCATCTTCTACTACTTTTAGAATGGATGCTGGAACAGGCATCTCTTTAGCATGAGATGGGACAAATAATAAAGTTACTGTAAACACATCTTTACAATCTTTAGGTATAAGTAGTTCAGGAACATCAGTAGGTAGTTATATACCTTCTGGAACTACAAATAATGCTATTAACTTTACTTCTGGATTAAAAGCTTCTTTAGCTTCTAATGTATTTACTGTAGAGCATACTAATAGTATTACTGCACTTACAACTCTTACTTTAGGAAAAATAAAATATGATGCACAAGGTCATATTACAGGATTTGAATCTGTAAGCTCTCTTCCCAATCCAACTGCATTAACTCTAAAATTTGATTCAGGAACTACAGAAGGAACTAATTTATATACTTATAATGGTAGTACAGCTAAAACAATTGATATAAAAGCTGGAACAAATGTTACTCTTACTAAAGCAGCTGGGGTTATAACAATAAATTCACAAGATACAACTTATTCATTTTATGATTTACTCTTTAAGAATGCTACTGATACTACAGTAATGACCTATAAACCAGCTACTTCTCCAAGTAAAACAATCAAACAAGGTAGTAATATTACTATGTCTGTTACTGGGGATGTACTTACATTAGGAGCTATAGATACTTGAAGAGATGTTAAATTAAGGACTCCTGGAGCATCTTCTGCTACTAGTATAGGTACTGAAATATTAACTTTTGGAGAAGAGTTTAATTGGGATGCTACAAATAAAGAAGTAAAGTTAGGATGAACTGAAGTAGCAGCTAATGGTACAGTGACCTATGCTTTCTAATAATATTATAATATGGCTTATAAAACAAAATTTCTTCATTATGCTACACAAGCTAAATTTGATACAGACTTAGGTGGAGGATTAATAGATAGTAGATCTGTAGTCTTTATACAAGACACTAAAAGAATTTGAACTCATGGTAACTTCTTTGACACCTTATGAAATTATATAGGAGGTAAACCAGCAACTTTTGCACCTTCTGCACATACATTAGACAGTCATTCTAATGTTACTATTACTTCAAATTCTGCTGGTGAAATACTTAAATGAGACGGTAGTAAATGGATTAATAATACTTTAGCTGAAGCTGGTATTGCAGCTGCTAGTCATACTCATAATTATTTACCTCTCACAGGCGGTACTATAACAGGTAGTGTCTATAATATGTTAGAATTAAAAAGAAGTGATGCAAATGGATCATCTATTTTATTTTCTAACTCTGCTGGAAATTTAGGAAAACTAGGATTTACATCTAATGGTGTGTTTCATTTAGGAACTGGGACTAGTACAGATGGAGTAGGCAACTTACTACAAATCTCTACTACTGGTGCAACTACTTTCTATAATAGTGTTACAGCACCATCTTTCATTGGATCTTTATCTGGAAATGCTTCTACAGCCACAAAACTTCAAACAGCACGAACTATAGCTGGAATATCTTTTGATGGTAGTTCAAACATTGATATACCTTTTGCTAATTTAATTAATAAACCTACTACACTTTCAGGATATGGAATAACTGATGCACCTACAAAAACAGGTGTTGGAGCTTCTGGTACTTGAAATATTAATATTACAGGTAGTGCTGCTAATGCTACTAATATTTCTAATGGTGGGACAGTTACTTTAGCATCTGCTACAGAAAGTAACTCTATAACAATTACACAGCCTTCATATGTTAGTGGTAATCCTGTAAAGTTGTTAAATTTTAATTGATATGCTACTTCTTGAAGTCTGGGAAATATAAGAGGAGAAAGTACTGATACACTTGGATTAGGAATATATTTGAATTCTACTGAAATTGGTAGATTTACTTCTTCAGGATGATCTGGAAATTCTTCTACAGCAACTAAATTTGCTTCTAATAGAACTAATTATAGAGGAATCACTGATGATTCTGTTGTAGGGCAATTGATGTGGAAAAATTATGGTAATAACCATACAATATTTGATGCCTCTAACTCAACATCTCCATCTGGAACATCAATTAATAATACTAATTCAGCTATAGCTTGGAGTCCAACTTATCCTACTTTAATGGGATGGGATGGATCAGCAACTTATGGAGTAAGAGTAGATAGTGCTAGATTAGCAGACAATGTAGCTGATAGTTCTATAACATATTCAAAACTTGGATTAGATTTAAAGCAAAAAGCAATAGTAACCTCATCAGTTAATTTATCTACTGCCGCAATTGGAGAAATATCATTAACTGAAGATACTTCTTTTACATTTACAGGTTTTCAATTAAATAAATCTTATTTATTAAAGATAGTAACTAATAATTATACATATTCATTTGCAGATAGAACTAAACATGTATTTGTTGGTGGAAATGTAACAATCGAAATGTATGACGAATATTATATTAATTTGACTTGTATTGATGCAACACCTGGAAGTGAAGTTTTATTAACTACTATAATGAAAAAAGAATACTCCTGTAAGTATCAGACTGCCGTTGCTAATGGCGGTTATATTTATATATCAAGCGATTACGGTAACACATGGACTCAAAAAGGCTCTTCTCGATCTTGGTATGGTGTTGCTATTGACAGTACGGGTAAGTATCAGACTGCCGTTGCT